ATCGCCGCGCCAATCCAGTCAATTAGAACCAGCGCCCCGACTTGTTCGGCCCTGACCCCCGGTCGCTAACTCGCGGTCGCGTGAAGTTTGGACCATGCGCGGTTTCCGTCCCGCAGGCCCCAGAGTTTCGACCTGCCCCCCGGGCGCTCAGCCGACTGGCCAGCCATCGGGGCCGGTGCCCACCGTCCTGCGATGACCGAACTGCTCGGCCGTGCGGGCCTGGTGGCAGTCGGCACAGAGACAGCGGATGTTGCTGTCGTCGTCGCTGCCGCCCTTGGTGAGCGGCACGATGTGGTCGGGCACGGTGGCTTCGCGGATGAGGTCCCGGGCAGCGCAGTCCTGGCAGAGCGGTTGAGCCCGCAGACGTCGCAGCCGTTGCTGCACCGCCTGTCGTCCTCGCTTGCGTTCGACCATAAGCAGGGCCCGAAACGAACAACGCCCGAAAGCCATTGGCTCCGGGCGCAGTTCTCAAGTCTCTATTTCGGAAGGTTTAGAGTGTTCGCCTAGCGTCGTCAATGCTGAAAATACAGAAAGTGCAATAATATCAGTTTGTTACGAGCATTGCCTAGCGAGTTAAACTGATCACGAACCATCGGTTCTGATGTGGAACAGCTTCCGCAGGGCTTCAAGACCCTGGACCAGATTGCCGATGTCCGCAGCCGGCCAGCCCGAGGCGTCCTCGTCGGCAATGACAACGCGGTGTACCAGATCAATTGCCGCACGGCCCCCGTCGCAGCCGGGCGCGCAACCACAGGACCGCAGCATCAACTGCACGCTGGCAGCCTGCCTGCGCACCTTCTCGATCAGGTCAGGATCGTGGACAACGTCCCCACTGGCAAAGATGCCCTCGTTGATCAGAAGGGCCATCATCGAGCGTGGCTGATCGGTGGGCAGCCCCATGATCGCCCTGTAGCGGCCCATGGTGGTGGCATAGACCTGACCGGCTGAATACTGGTCGGCGGTGATCAGGCCGCGGAAGGCCAGCCGTCCCAACGCAGATCCCAACCGCTCATCACGGGCCTGCCTGGCGGTGACCCCATATTGCCGACGCCGGGCTTCCACCACCGTGGCCAGGACGTCAGCCTGGGTCTCGCCGGTGGATGGCCTGACCAGTTTTCCGCAGGGGTGGCGTTTGCCGGATTTGCGTTTGCGTCCCTTGGCCATGGACTTAGTCCTCGACCTTGGGAGAGCCGCCATAGAGCTTCTCTCCGATCTGGCGGATGAACTCTTTCTCGACCCAGTTCAGCCGATGGTCTGAGGCGCAGACGGCCAGAACACCCATCTCGCGCCAACCTTCGCGTTTGACCTGTTCGGGGTCGCGACGCTCGCCGCCATAGCCGCGCGGACACCAGTTCATCGCACACCTCCACCGGTCTCGATGGCCCAGAGCAGGATGGCGATGGCATCGGCTTCGTTGTCGTCGGCCGGCGAGAACCCGCGCGACTGTACCGCGGCGACCATGGAGGCCTTGTCGGCATTGCCGCGGCCGGTGGCGAAGGCCTTGATGGTGCCGACGGGCACGCCCTGATAGGCAACGCCGTGTTCCTCGCACCAAGCGGTCAGCTGGCCCAGCAGGCCGCCATAGACGTGTGCGGCGTCGGTGCCGACATGTCGGCGGACCTCCTCGAAATAGACCGCGCCGATGGGGCCAGCATCGACCTGCAACTGCTCAAGCCAACGCCTGAAGCGCAGATAGCGCATGCCGCCGCCGTCGAACCGGGAGGACTTGAGCGACAAGCACCCGCTGGTGGTCATGCCCATCGAACGCAGGGCCCAGCCGGTCGTGGTGCCGAGGTCGAGGGCGAGGATGACCCCGCAAGCGGGTATGACGGATATGACGGTTTGCTGGTTATCACCGTTAGAGGCGCGCGCGTGTGCGCGTGTAACGCCTATAAGGGGACTACCCGTCATATCCGTCATGGACGGTGAGCCACTGGGCATTTTCAGAACTCCATCGGTTCGGTTGAGGTCGGTGCCTGGCGCAATGCCAAGCCTCGGAAACCGCGGGCGGTCATGGTGTTGGCTCGCGCAAACCCCCGTGCTGTCAGGGTTTCTGAGAAGCGCTTGTTGGAGCCGGCGTACTCACCATTGCCGTCGGCCCACGCCTTCCAGTCCGCGTAGAGACGCTTGGACGTGTCGTGCAGGTTGCCCCCCTGATCACAGCGCTCATCGAGCCACCGGCCGACCGCATCCTCGGCGTCGAAATACTCCTCGGTCGCAGCCAGCACCGATGCCGGCGGCTGCAGCCCGATGCGCTGCCACTCCAGACAACCCTCGAGCGCCCAGCGCAGGATGCCGTCGCGCTCGGCCAGCAATCGGTCAGGCAGGCGCTTGTCGCGCTTGGCGGCCGGGATGGTGACGGTGAACGGGATCATGTGCAGACGACGGCGCATGGCCTCGTCGACATTGCGGATCGACGGCTTGTGATTGCCGACCACGAGCAGCTTGAACTGGGGGATGAACTCGAAGAAGTCCTGGCGCATGAACCGGGCGGTGATCTTGTCGCCGCCGGTCAGGGCCTTGAGCTTGCTCTCGGCCCAGCGGCTGCCCTGTTCTGTCTCGATGGCGGTCACGACGCGCGCGCCGCGCAGGCTGGCCATATCGGTCGGGTGGCGATCTCCATGGCTGGCCATGAACATGTCCATCGCCGCGACCGTGGCGTAGTCGCCCATCATCGCGGTCAGGGTGTTGGCGAAGACCGATTTGCCGTTTGCGCCGGTGCCATAGAGGAAGAACAGCGCGTGTTCGCTGGTCACGCCGGTCAGGCAGTAGCCGGCCATGCGCTGCAGATAGAGCTGCAGCTCGGTATCGCCGCCGGTGACGGTGGCCAGGAACTCACGCCAGACCGGACAGTCGCCCTGCGGCGAGGCGCTGGTGATCTTGGTCATGTAGGAGGGCCGATCGTGCGACCCGCCAACGGCTGTGTGCAGATCCACCACGCCTGCGGGCGTGTTCAGCGCCCAGGGATCGCGGTCCCAGACCTCGGTCGTCTCCGCATGACGCCGATCGGCCCGCGCGATGCGCTCGACCGCCGCAATCGTCGAGGCCGACGACAGCTTGGCCTTCAGCTTGGCGCTGGACGCCTTGCGCGCGGCCGAGCGGCAAACCTTGCGAGCCAGATCGTAGGCCTTGAGGGTGTCTTCACGGACCCAGACCGTGCCGGTCCAAGTCAGCCACTGGCCCCAGGCGGCGACGTATCGCCAGTCCTGCGCGTGCTGGCCGGTAAAGACCTCAGCGAGGGCATCCTCAGTCAGCTGGACCGGGGCCGCATCGTCGCCGCTGTCACCGCCGCCGCCTGTCGGACCGCCATTGCCGGTGTCGTCGAGGTAGTCCTCGCCGTAGCGGGCGCTGTCGAGCTTCCAGATCTTTTCGGCTTCCGACCGAAGCCGCGCCTGCTCCCACGGCGGGTCGATGCGGGCGTTGTTGTAGTCGACGATCTCCTGCCAGGCCTGGGTGGTGGTGACGTGGCCCTCGCGGCAGCGCCTGATCCAGTAGCCAATGATCCGCGACAGGGCATCAAATCGGGTTGTGCCGTCGACTCCGCCTTCGCGCACGGCCCGACCAAACAGCTCGGTCACGGTTCCAGTGCCGATGCCAGCGTCGTTGTAATCAAACTCTGAACTGGCCTCGCCCTCGAGCAGGGGCATGGCCAGAACTGCTTCGACCAGATCGCTGAGGTCGTGGTCGCGCTCGTGCTGGCTGAGGATTTCCACGAGCCGCGCCGTGCCGGACTTGCCGTGAACCGATCCCGCCACGCGGATGGGCTGATGCGGTGAGCGAAACGACGGGTCGCCACCAACCTTGCTGGCGATCATGTGACGCGCGCGGCAGACCGTGGCGATGTCGTCGCCCTCGGCTGGCTCGCTCAGCCGCCAATAGAGGTGCAGCTTGCGCTGGCCTTCAGGGGTGACTCCGCCCGACGCGACCACCAGGCTGGGGTCACCCAGATGACGGGCCAGATGTTCGTGCTTGGCGGCAATATCGCCATGGTCGAGATCGACCAGCACGACCTGGGTCTGCACGATGTGTTCGGCCCGGGCTTCACCAGATGCCGCAACAGTGCCGGGCACCACGAACAGCGCCATGCCGTTGTCGGCAGCCCATCCCGCCTGGATAACCAGTTTGTCCGCCAGCGCCGCGTCACACTCCATGAAGGGCGTGTGCGGCATCTGATCGCTGCCGCCTTTTTCCGCGAGCGCGCGAACCGGGACGAGGTGGTCGCAATAGCTGAACACCATCTGGGTGAAGGCCGCGATCATCTCGGGATTGGGTTTTACGCGATCGGCCGCGCCCTGGCTGTCAGCCGCCGTCATGCCCAGCACCTCTGCCTCCAGGCGCACCAGGCGCATTCGAAATGTTCGGGATCGGCGGAGACGCGGGGCAGCCATTCGCCGGCGTCGCAGGCCTGAAGAATGCGAACGGCCTTGTCGCTGGCCGCCTGTGCCAGAGCGCCGTTGAACGGCACCAGCTCGTGCCAGAGCTCGCAGGTGTCCTTATTCACGGCAGTGAAGACAGCCGGATGCTCGGTCAGGCCCAGATAGGCCTGATAGAGCGCGATCTGGGCCGCATAGACCGGCTTGGAGACCGTGACACCGCGCTTTACGATATCGCGCCAGTTCTTGGCGTTAGCGGATTTGCATTCCCACAGGGCCGGGACCGCCAGCCCATCGGGCGCAGCGACGATGACGCCGTCGATGTGTCCGCGGACACGCCCGCCAGCCACCGAGAAACCGAACTGGTCGCCGGACGCGTTGCGGGTGCGCAGTTCAAATCCCGCCTTGGTGATCCAGTCGACGGCCAGGTCCTCAAAGCAGTGGCCCGCCGCAAAGATGCGCAGGGTCTTGCCGGTGAACTCGCCGCCCGGGTCGCGAGGAACCTGCAGGAACTCATATTGAAGTAGCCGCGAGCAGCCTTCGCCAAGGCGGCTCCCGCCCAGATACTGGCGTGGTTCGCGGGCGCCGTTCTCCGCGGTGAGCACGGCATCGATGCGCGCGTTGACCTCGTCAGCGAAGCCGGCGGGCTTTTCGCGGTGATTGAAGTCCAGAGGTCCGGTCATCAGAACGGCACCTCCGGGGCGCTGTCCCGCATCGACTGCAGGAAGGCTCCGACGGCGGCCTGAGCCATGTTCCTGGCCTGGGGCCCGGTGACCTCACACAGCCGGCGTTCCCAGCCGATCTCCGCCATGATCTCGGCCATGGCCTTCAGCCCGGCGCTCAGGGCGGCGGTTTCGCGCTCGTCCGGATCAACCATGAGCAGCACCTGTGGACAGGAGCAGCAGCAGCGAGACAGGCAGATGATTCGCTGTCGTAATGGTCGCGCAGACGACCATTGCGGGGTCGCCGGTATGATTGAGACCGACAAGACAGTGGCAACAGCTGCTCCGGGACATGGCCCGGAGCTGGTTCAGAAGGCGCAGAAATTCGGGCATGCGACAGGGCTCCAGCTAGTCCTGTCACCTACCGGCGCGCTCCTCGAACTGTCGGGAGAACAAAAAGCGAAACCACACTCTTTAATCTGGCGCGCGATCCACTAACTTTGATCCCGACGACGCCCCCCAAGATTCTCGGAGCCTGCCGTGCCTACATTCAACCCCCGTGTGTTCACAAAACCGGACCGGCTCAAGAATATTGCTGCCCACAACCTCGTCGCTCTCTTCGATCTCTGGCCTGATTACCTGCCCAGCCGGGGCCTTTCGCTGTCAGGACACCCGGATGGGTTTCCGTTTGAGCAGCTCAGCAGCGTCCTGATGACGCCCAATGACCACACCCCGCCCGATCTAATCGATGCCCTGTACTTCATCGACGAGTCGGCGACGGACTTCGCGATTGAGGACCTGCTGGAGATCGCCAAGACACAGGAGATCGACCTCGGCGCCGCCGACAAGCTGACACCGGCCGATGTCGCTGTTCGGATATGGCTCGCCAAGCCGCAGGCGCTGAAGGACACGCATGCCCGTGCCGTCGTGTTCAACCAGAAGCGGTTCGTCTATTTCGGCGGCGGCGCAGACGAACCGAAGAAATTTCCGGAGGTCACCGAGGAAAAGACCTTGGCGATACAGGCCAGCTTCGATGACTGGTTTGGTAGCCGGCGCAAAGGGCGCGGCACCCGTGTCTTCACCTTCAGGCGCGACAAGCGTGTGTGGATGCTGGTGCGCCATGGCCTGCCGATGAGGCGGGAAGGCAACCACCAGGACACCGGCGAAACCGAGACCGAGTTCTATCGCCCGCAGCAGCACGATGTGCTGGTCTATGATGAGCAGACCGGCGAGATCGGCGTCCACACATCGACCAAGGGCGAGACCGAGCTCTATCTGCACACCATCGGGTTCCTGCTGTTCGATGACCCCGATCATTTCCCGCCGGCGGCAAAGTACAGCTTTGACCCGCTGCTGAACGACGGTCCCGCAGCGCTTGCCTGTGACGACATCGATGGCATCGACCGGATATTGCTGGTCGAGATCCAGCGGTATTGGCCGGGCCCCTTCGGAGAGCGTGAGATCCGCAAGGCAAATGACCTGTTCGGCGCGTTTGGCGACAAGTGGTCGGATCGACTGGCGCCGGGGAAGCTCTCTGGCGTGGTCTTCCGTGTCTGGTTCACCGGCTCAAAGAAGGATCGGTCTGTAACAGTCCGAACGCCGAACATCGCCCGGTATGATCGCAACGAGGATAGCGACGTCATCGAGCGGTGGCTCGTCGCTCGCGGCTTTTGCAAGGGCGGGGGTGAGACCATCCAGTGATGCGCCTGACGAACTTCTGGGAAACGCTTGATCAGCTTGCGGACACCTCGTTGCCCGAGGTGGACTGGCGCGGCGGTCATCAGAAGGAGTGGCCCTTCATCAAGCCGCTCCTGAAAGCCACGGGCAAAACGGCATCGTCGATCAGTTGCCCTTCACCTTCAGGCCCAAATTGCCCGCGCAGGGTTGTAGAACTCGATGATGGGCGTCTCGTTGCGGAGTGTCAGGATACGCCGGCAGTCTGCAAACGCCTTGATCTGAAGGCCCAGTGCGTGGCGATCAGCAAGCTCGACCGAGGCAAGTTCGCGGCGATGGTCTGCAAGGCTCTCGACCTAGCCGTATCGACCAAGAAGGCTGGCACCGATGGCGTTTTCCATGTTGGGGACCGCCAGGTTGCCGCCGGCATGGGCGTGCCAGTCTTCGCGCTGTTCCAGGGCGGGAGCCAGCCTGAGAAAAGTGTCGTCGCGCTTGAGGCTCTGGAGAGCTTCGCCAGTCCACGCCTGCTGCTGGTGCCGACAAGCCAGACCCTATCTTCGGATCAGAAGACTTGCCTTGGCCGCAACGGCACGACCCACATGGCCTTCGATGATGCGATCTTCTGCGACGACGCCCATGACGCGCAGGCAGCCCCGGCCATTACTCAGATACTCGACCGGCTGGTTACTGAGGTCAGCGAGACGCTTCAGGCCACTCCTGCTGGCTTGGTATGGCCGCTTGCGGCAGACGCCAGTTGGGGCGAGGTCAAGATCGCGTTCATCTCCGACGAGGTGATCAACGTCACCTTTCGGGGCGAGACACGTCGTCTTGAGCCATCGCAGCTGGGTATGGCCAAAGCGACAAACGGGAAACCGAACCTTCAATGGGTCTGGCTGAAGGCGTTCGCCGAAGCTGCCGGGCGCATCGATATTCCAGCCAAGGCGAGCGCCAGAAAGCAGAAGGAGCAGCTTTCGAAGAAGCTGATCGCAGCCTTTGGCATTCAGTACGACCCGATCGTCGCCAAGGCGCATGCCTATCAGACGGGCTACGTCACCAATGCCGATGGCCTGACGCAGGGCAAACAAGGAGCCTCGAAAACGAAATTTCGCTGACGACGCCTGATATTTTTCTCAATTTTTTTCGCCTGCCAAGCCGCCGGAAGCCCTCAAGGTTCGGCGGCTTTTTCATGCCCGCAGCACCCCCGAATCCGGGGCTCCAACGAATTTTCGCCGGTGACCAGCGTTCGGGCCGTCGTGCCCGTCTACCTGGGCAAGGCGAAACAACATGGAGTTCCAGAACCGTTATGACGGGTTCTCCCCGCGAGTAGTACGCAACATCCGATACCAGGCCAGCAGGCTCGCCCGCAGCGGCCGGCTTCCCGGGATGGACAAGTCCGATATCGAGCAGGACCTGATGCTCGACCTCCTGCAGCGGCAAAAGAAGTTCGATCCGGGGCGGGCCAGCTTCGACACCTTCGCTGACCGCGTGGTGACGCACCGGGTCGCCACATTGATGGCGCCGACCAGCCGGCTGCGGGCTGAACGCAGCATGGTCTCTCTCGACCTTCCGGCCAGCGCCAATGACGAGGATGCCCCGACGCTCGCGGAGGTCCTGCCCGAAAGCGCGGGGCTCTTTGCCAACGACAACATTCCGCCCGAGACCGCGGCGGGCCTCGTTCGCGACGTCCAACGCTTCCTGTCCAACCTGTCGCCCGTGCTGAGGCGCTATGCCGGGGTCCTGGCCGCCGACAATGTGAGCACCGCTGCGCGCGATGCGGGCCTGCACCGTTCGACCATCTACGAGCGCCTCAGCCAGCTGCGGTCGTCGGCCACAGCGGCCGGTCTGCATGAATATTTCGGCAGCATCCCGACAGCATTTCCGCAGCGCCGGTAGGTGATCAGCAGAGGACGACGGCGGCCGCCGATCTGTTCCTCACAAGATCATGCCGGGCCTTCGAGGAAATAGAACACCCTCAACGGAAATACCTCGACCGCGTGCTCCAGGGCGGCGTCGGGCCCGGCAGTAGTTACTTAGACGAACCCTGGTTCCCCACGACGGAACATAGGAGTCCATCTTGTTTAATTCTCCCCTGAAACAGCTTCGCAAGTCCCTGTGGCTGACCGAAGTCCCCGACAACATCTCCGTCCCCGCGATCGGCGATGAACCTGCCAGCGTCATCCCCACCGAGAAGGCTACGGTCGACGAGATCGCGTTCGCCGAACTTGCCCTGAGCCGGGAAATCTCGGCGCTGAGCCGGGTCAGTTCCTCGCTCGCCGAGATCGTCAAGCTCGCCCGCAAGCAGGGCGCCCGCGGCGTCGACAACGCTGTGACGGCGGCCGCGCGTGCACTGGGAGAGCGCAAATGACCGCGCCCTTCAACGCCCAGCCCCTGCAGATCATCACTGCTGATCAGCGCATGAAGGAGCGCCGCGGCATCAAGGGCGTGCTGACCGGCATCTCCGGTATCGGCAAGACCTCTCAGCTCTGGACCCTGAACCCCCAGACCACGCTGTTCCTGAACCTGGAGGCCGGTGAACTGGCCGTCCAGGGCTGGCCCGGCGACGAGATCCGCATCCGCGACTGGGAACGGGCCCGGGATCTGGCCTGCTGGATCGGCGGCGCCAATCCGGCGATGCGCGACGACCAGAGCTACAGCCGCTCGGACTATGCGCGGGTCTGCAACACCTTCGGCCCGCCGACCCTGCTCGACAAGTACGAGACCATCTTCGTGGACTCGATCACGGTGGCCTCGCGACTTTGCCTGCAGTGGTCAAAGGGCCAGCCGCAGGCGATGTCCGACCGCAGCGGCAAGACCGACATGCGCGGCGCCTACGGTCTGCTCGGTCAGGAAATGATCGGCTGGCTGACCCACCTGCAGCACACGCCGGACAAGAATGTCTGGCTCGTCGGTCTGCTCGACAAGCGGCTGGATGACTTCAACCGGCCGTTCTTCTCGCTGCAGATCGAGGGCGCCAAGACCGGCCTCGAGCTGCCCGGGATCGTCGATGAAATCCTGACGCTGGCCGACATCCGGCCTGCCGAGGGTGTCCCGTATCGGGCGTTCGTCTGCACGACCCTCAATGAGTTCGGCTTCCCCGCCAAGGACCGGTCCGGCCGCCTGGCCCCCGTCGAGCCGGCCCATCTGGGCCGCCTGATGGAGAAGATCCGCGGCCCGCTCGCCGACAGCTCGGTCGCCCGCCTGAATTTCGACCTGCCTGCGGCAGTCCCCACCACGCCGAATACCGGAGCCTAAACCCATGACCAATATCGACTTCAACACTGCCGACACGCAGGACTCTGCCTTCGCGCTCATCCCGGCCAACACGCTGGCCAAGGTCTTTCTGACGATCCGTCCCGGCGGGGCAGGCCCCGAAGGGTGGCTTACGCAGAGCAAGACCAGCGAGGCCCTCTATCTCAATACCGAGGCGGTGATCGAGGACGGGCCCCATGCCCGCCGCCGTATCTACACCCGCATCGGCTTCCGCGGTCGCAATGGCAGCGACGGCGGTGAGGACACCTATGCCAACCGCGGCCGGGCCCTGATCCGGGGCATCCTGGAATCCGCCCGCGGTGTCCGGGCCGATGACACTTCCGACCGTGCCCGCGCGGCCCGCACCATCCACAGCCTGGGTGAACTCAGCGGCCTGACCGTGGCCGTGAAGCTGGGCGTCGACCGGGACCGCAACAATCCCCAGGACGAAGGCCGCAACGTCATTCTGGCGGCCATCGGCCCCCAGCATCCCGACTATGCACGGCTCATGGGCGCAGCGCCGGGTGCCGCATTCACGCCGCCGGCCGCGCCCCAGGCTGCCGCTTCTTCCCAGTCTCCCCCGAACGGCAGCGCGCCGTTTTGGGCCCAGTAAGGGAGCGGTTCCATGATCCCCAGAGATTATCAGCAGGAGGCGGTGAACGCCGCCCGGTCCAGGACGGCTGCCCATGGCAACACCATCCTGATGCTGCCTACCGGCGCGGGCAAAACGGCCGTGGCCGGGTTCTATATCGGCGAGGAGGCGCAGGTGCAGCGGAACACCCGCACGCTGGTCCTCCAGCATACCGACGAGCTGATCGAGCAGAACCTCGCCTCGATCGGCGCCATCACTGGGTTGTCGACCTCCGTGGTCAAAGCCTCCCGGGATGACTGGTCTGGCCGCATCGTCTTTGGCAGCGTCCAGACCCTTGCCCGGGCGAACCGTCGCCAGGCCCTTGGCCAAGTCTCTCACGTCATCATCGACGAGTGCCACCGGGCGGCTGCCGACAGCTACCAGAACATCATCGCCGACATCCGCGCGATCAATCCGGCGGTCAAACTGCTGGGACTGTCGGCCACCCCGAGCCGTGGTGACGGTCGATCCCTGCGCAAGGTGTTCACCAACGTCGGCTACCAGCTGAAGATCGGGACCCTGATCGCCCGTGGCATGCTGGTTCCGCCGCGGACCTTCACCATCGGTCTGGGCATCGACGATGAACTGGCTGGCCTCGACGCCACCGCCGGCGACTTCGACATGCGCCAGGCCGACAAGGTGCTGAACAGGTCTGTCCTGAACGAGGCCGTGGTCGCCCACTGGAAGGAACGGGCCGGCGATCGGCGCACGATCTTCTTCTGTTCGACCATCGCCCACGCTGAGGCGGTCGCGGCTTCCTTCATGGCAGCCGACGTTACCGCTGCCGTGGTCAGCGGCGACATGCCCGCCGACCACCGGGCCGACGTCATCGCCCGGTTCGACCGCGGCGAGATCCAGTTGCTGGTTAACTGCATGGTCCTGACCGAGGGCTTCGACAGCCAGCCGGTCGGCTGCATCGGCATCCTGCGGCCCATGCTCCACAAGAGTACCTTCATCCAGGCGATCGGGCGCGGCCTGCGCAAGGTCGATCCGGAACGCTACCCCGGCATTATCAAGACCGATTGCATCGTACTCGACTTCGCCGGGGCGGCGCTGCGCCATGGCAGCCTCGAGCAGGAAATCAGCCTCGACAACGACGATCCGGAGCCGGGTCAGGTTCCCTACAAGTGCTGCCCGTCCTGTGAGGCGGAGGTGCCGCTGGGCGCCAGTGAATGCCCGATCTGCGGCTTCGGTTTCGAACGCCGCTCCAGCGCCAAAAGGGTGCTGACCGACTTCGACCTGATGGAAATCGACCTGCTGAACCAGTCGCCGTTCAAGTGGTGCGATCTGCACGGCGACGGCACATCGCTCATGGCCAGCGGGTTTGATGCTTGGGCAGGCGTGTTCAGCGACGGCACGCTCTGGCATGCGCTGGGGCGGCCCAAGCTCAAATCGACGCGGGTCCTGGCGATCGGCACCCGGGTTCAGGCCCTGGCAGCCGCAGACGACTTCCTGCGGTCGACCGAGAGCAGCCATGCCGCTGCCAAGAGCCGTGGCTGGATCAATGAGCCCGCCAGCACCAAGCAGATGGCCAAGCTGGCCGAGGCCGGCATCGGCGTCTCCGCGCTCGATTTTGGCTTCTCCAAGTACGACGCCAACTGCCGTCTCAATTTCCACTGGAACCGCGGCGCCATTGGGCGGCTGGTGAATGCTATGCAGACGAGGATGGCAGCATGAGCCGGAGAAGCGGTATTGCGCCGGAACTGATTTCTACTGACGAGCGGCTGTCCGAGTTGGGTCGGATACTGGCGGCCGGCGTTCTGCGGATGCGCCAACAGTCCAGCAGTTTTTCTGACAGTGAAGGAGATAGTTCACTCGCATTCCTGCCCACCAAGAGCGGTGGTGTCCACCGGACAGAGGCCCGAGTTGGAGGACAGTAATGCAAACAGAACGCGTAAGATCAGCAGCGCGACCCGAAGGTCAGCTGCTGGGGCGGCTCGCCGCCATGAAGGCCATGTCGGTGGTTGAACTGAAGGCGGAGTGGCAGAGCCTTATCGGCACGCCAGCGCCGAATAACAGCCGGCAGTTTCTGGAACATCGGCTCGCCTACAGGATTCAGGAGCTGGCCCTCGGCGGGCTGGGTGGCCCGGCCGCCAAGCTGCTCGACGCCCTGGCCGATGAGGTCGAGGGCAAGAAGGTCCGGCGCACGGTCATCAGCGATCCCCGCAACCCGGTCATCGGCACCCGGCTGGTGCGCGAATGGGACGGGGCCGAGCACGTGATCACCGTGCTCAAGGACGGGTTCGACTGGCAGGGACGCCGCTACAAGTCCCTGTCGTCCATCGCCCGGGACATCACCGGCACCCGCTGGAACGGCTACCGCTTCTTTGGCTTGCGCGACATCAAGAGGGGCGAGCGATCATGACCGTCAACACCCCGATGCGCCGCCTGCGCTGCGCCGTCTACACCCGCAAGAGCTCCGAGGAGGGGCTCGACATGGAGTTCAACAGCCTCGACGCCCAGCGCGAGGCCTGCGAGGCCTATATCACCAGCCAGAAGGCCGAGGGTTGGGTCCCGGTCCGCGACCGCTACGATGACGGCGGCTTCTCAGGCGGCACATTGGAACGGCCGGGCCTGAAGAACCTGCTGGCCGACATTGAGGCCGGGCTGGTCGACGTGATCGTGGTCTACAAGATCGACCGCCTGTCACGCTCGCTGATGGACTTCTCGCGGCTCGTTGAAGTGTTCGACAAGCATGGGGTGACGTTCGTCTCCATCACCCAGTCGTTCAACACCACCACCTCGATGGGTCGGCTGACACTGAACATCCTGCTGTCGTTCGCCCAGTTCGAGCGTGAGGTCACCGGCGAACGCATCCGCGACAAGATCGCCGCATCCCGCCG